ACGGATGTCCCAATGTGCGGTGACCGGAATCACGATGTCGAACATGGGGAACATGCGGGCGTACAGACCGTCCGAGATGAGGATCTTGTACTCCTCGACGTTCTGGTTCTCGCTGAGCGGGACGTGCTTACGGGACAGGTGCGCGATGTAGTACACGCCGTAGCCGTGACGGCGCAGGGTGGTGCCGAACTCGATGAGGGTATCGAACAGGCGTTCCCAACCCAGCCGACCATCGACGTCGGTGAATCGCTCACGGCCGTAGATCTTGGCGATGTGCGGGCGCAGCAGGCGGATGGCGGCACCGAGGGTGTCGATGACCACGGTCTCTGGGCGTGGCTGGTTGCGCACGGCGAGGTCGATCAGGACCTTCTGCTTGGCCTCGAGTGCGGACCAGTCGAGGACGATGGGGCTTCCCTTCTCGTCCACTGAGCGACCGTCAGGACCGGGGGTGGGGAACATGACGGCTTCGCTGGTCCCGCAGACCGCAGGCGTCTCGTCAAGGTTGAGGATGTACGCGCCAGGATGGGACTGGAGGAGGAAAGACTTGCCGCAGCCAGCTTCACCGACCACCAGGCCAAGCATGCGGGAAGGAGTAGTGCGGCCAGTGGTGACGGCATTGCCGAGTCCTGCGTATTTGGATGCGACAGTCGTACCGTGAGTAACGGAGTGGGTCATGATGGCTCCTGGTTGGGGGTGTCAGTTCGCGTAGTCTTTGCTGTCAATGAACGTGGGCGGCGCGACTCCGCGTGGATACACGTTCGGCAAACCGTCGTCTGAGAAGATTGCTGATGGCCGCACCTGCGGACCGTCCCACTCGACGCGCTCTTCGGGCAGCTCCGGTTCCTGCGCCATCTGGGCGAGGACGGCTGGTGGGGCTTCGGCGGGTACGGGGTGCTGCTTGGGCATGTCGCGCCATCCAGGGATGTTGACCTCGATGCGCTTTCGGAATTGGATGCCAAGGTCTTCGCACCAACTGCTGAAGGTGGAGTAGGAGACGCGGACCTTGTTGTGGTCGCAGAAGGCCCGGTGCAACTGCTGCCGGTTTTCGATCTCCGGCAGGGTACGCACGATGCCCACGATCCTGGGTGCGATGACGAGGCGTAGGACTTCCGCCCACATCACCGCACCCAAGACCGACTTGCCTGCTTCTTGGCTGGTGGGGTTCTCAGTCGTTGGTTCCATTCTCAAGCTCCGTGAATGTGTCACGGTCGCGCTGCATGAATCCTTCGAGCCTGATGACTTCCGGCCACTTGCCGGGCTCCACCGCGTGGAACGTCATGTAAGGAGACGGGGTGCCGTGTTGAACAACGGGGTCCCCAATCTCAAACTGTGCGGGCTGGGACTTGCGCGACGTGTAAGACCGGATGAACCGGAGGCGCGCATTGTACTCCGAGTAGAGATCGTCGCAAGAGAGAAGTTCGGAAGATGTGGTCGAAATCGCAACGCATGGGTCCGTCAGCCGTTCGGGTTCGAGATGGCTGTATTCGCCGCGGCCGAGGTACCAGTCGATGCACCGTTGCTCGTAAAGGGCAGGGTCCGGCTCACCGGTATAGATACGCTCGTTGCGGGGTTCGCCCTTGCGGGGACCGGACTTAAAGGGGGACTCATCGAGGGTGAATGGGCGGTCCTTGGAGCCGAACTCGATGGACGGCTTACGGACGGCGATGTGCAGGACACCGCCGATTGGTCCGTAGTTTTCGTAGTTGCCGTTGGCAACGGCGTCGGAGAGGGTGTGGTAATAGTGCTGGGTCTGGAACTCGAGGGGGCAAGTCTGAAGGCGCGCGTTGGTGGAGAGGGAGGTGGTCTTGAAGTCCACGATCCACACCTTCCCGGCCTTGTCCTTGAGCAGCACGTCGGGCTGGATGAGGCGGTCACCGTGGTGGATCTCCGGCTCCTGCGCGATGATGGTCCAGTCCTCCGCGAACCGCTGGGCCAGGGTGCGTCCGCTGCCATCGGTGATGGTCAGGGCTGCGTTGAACCAAGCGATGCTGGTACGGGCGTCCTGCTCCTCGCGGGCCACGATCTCCCGGATCTTGTCGGGGGACACGCCGAGGACCTTGCACACGTCCCGCAGCTCTTCGCACCGGGCGACGATGGCGTCTTCCAGTTCGGCGGCACGTGACATGGGGTCGGACAGGATGCAGGCAAAGGCGAGATGGACCCAGCTGCCGCGGTTCAGGGCACGGCTGTACTGCATGGCCTTGACCAGCCCGAGTCGGCGGGACAGGTAGTAGGTACGGGGGCACGACCGCAGCAGGCGGTAGTCAGAGGAGCGGATGGGTGGCAGGCGCGCGAAGATGCCGTGTGCTTCAAGCCACGGGGTCACGCTGGCATCGGACAGGCTGGTGGGGTACTGCACGGATTCGACGGTGGGTGGCATAGGGACTCCTGGTGTTGAGCGCACGCGGGGCGCACCGCGCCTCCCCGCGTGCGCGACTCTAGGGGACGGGGGTGTAGTATGTACTTCACCCATGCTGATGATCTAACCTCCCGCCTAGGACGGGCCAAGAACAAGATGCCGTGGGTGAACCGGCAATGCGGGTAATGGGAATCCCGCTCAGCAAATGGGCTGTGTCAAAAGCACTCCACTTGTCGACAAGTGTGGCAGATTTGTACACGTTATTTGGGACTGTCGACCCGGCGTACACGGTAAGAAATACTGGTAAGTGTTTCTTACAGGAATCGGATTCCCGTAAGTGGAAGTTTAAGTTCCAGTCCGCCGGTAGCCAAGACGCCACAGGAGGCGTGACAGGTCACGGGCGGTAGCGTCGACTGCTGCTTCGTCCAGTTCTGGACGGGAGCAGTGGATCGCTTCGTGGATGATGGTGTCTAGGGTGTCCTCTTCTCCCTGCCAGGTGCCCACGCGGATCAGGCGGCCCTGCGCCTTGCCCGGATCCTGCATGTCACCGTAGTCGCGCATGTTCGGCGCGAACCGCAGCGTCCAGTACTTGCCACCGAGTCGGACACGCATGGCTGGTGGGGGCCTAGTGGGCGAGGTGGAATTCGGGGGTCAGCTGGTAGTACGTCTTGGTGTCGCCGCTGATGGTGCGGCCAGACTTCTTGGAGAGGTAGAGGCGCATCCAGATTGCGCCCTGAACTTCGGGTCCTCGGCCCTGTTCGATGTGCCAGCCGGAGTGGCCGTCACCGAACTCGTCCTTGTAGGTGCCCGTGCGAACGTGGTACTGGATGTCGCTGACTACGCGGCAACCGGCTTTGTCGCAGACTAGCCGTTCGCGGGACAGTGGCATGAACCACTGCTTGTGGACGTGGCCCTGGACGATCACGTCTGCGTCAGGCATGACGGCTGCGTTGCGGCGGACCTTGAGGGTGTCGAACGACATGAGCGCAGCCCCACCAGCCCCGTGGAAGTACTTGAGGGATAGGTTGTACCGCTCGTTGTTGCACTCCGCGAAGAACTTAATCCCCCCGCCGTATCCGCCTGGATGAACCTTGTGGCTGGACTGCTGGCTCATGCGTTCGCATAGCCGCTCGGTCAGATCAGTTTCGCAGTTCTTGAGGATTGCGGTTTCGTGGTTGCCGCGCCCGATGACCACGAAGTTGGCGGCGTAGGGGGTGTAGAAGTCAGAGGCGTGGCGGACTAGGGAATCGAGGTAGTCCGCAGCCAGTGCATGCTCTTCGCGTATGCCTGCCTTGTTGCGGCGAGGATCAAACTTGCCCTCCATCGCGCAGAATAAATCGCCGACGTCAATAATCCCTGCGCGACGCGCAATGGCTTCATCGAGGTGGGCTTTCTCAAGGGCATGGTCAGCGTGAGGATTGTCATGGTGGCGGTCCCCGGACAGCAGGAACCACCACTCGTCCGTTCGCGAAGTGCAATCGAGATCAACGAGGTGGATGTTCCTCGTTGCTGCCCTCACTTGGAACGGTGCTTTGGGATGCGATCCCAAAGGGGGTGTGGTCATCAGAGCTTGTGGCCGTGCTTCTTGCAGAGGTACCAGCCAGCAACAAAGCCAATGGCACCAAGCAGGGCCGCGAACCACAGGCTACCGAGGAAATCGCCGAAGTCTGCCAGAATCATCATGAACCTTTCTTGTGAACTTTCCGCCACGCAGCGTCAAACTCAGGGTCGGACGCCCGCCGCGCGGCGATGTACTCACGGGCGTCTTCGGGTTTGTCAGGGTCCAGCATGCCTGCTGCAAGAGATGCGTCTTGCACCTTTCGGCGGGGCAGCCAGCCAACGGCAACTCGGATGGCCGTGCCAAGTCCGGTCTGCCACAACATGACCGCAATCGCAACGGCCACCACGGCAGCAGCCACCCACCAAAGCGTCGATAACCAAGCAGGTGTTCGGTCCTCCAGATGAGGAATGCTGCCATGGATATCGCCAGCCAAATCGTTGATTCGCTCGGCACGAGTCACCACCTCCTTGTCGCCCACCGCTACGCCGTGGTCGATGAGAGCCTGGGACTCGGCCTGGATGGCGGTTGCGTTGCGGCTCACCTTCGCGAGCTCGCTGCACCCCACCAGCAGGCTAGTTGCGAGACTCAAGCTGGCGGTCAATCTTGTCCAGCCGTGCATTGATCGCCTCCTGCTGGGTCACGAGACGCATGAGCAGGCGGTCGTGCGTGAGGTACCCGCTTCCAAGGATGGTCAGCAGCGTGATCGCCACGCCGATGATGCCAGCCCAATCGCGCAGCGACAGCTTGACGATGTTGTTCCGCTCTACGGTCATGTCTTATCCCGCTATCTCCTGGGTTGGTTTAAGGTCAATTTAGCTTATGTTGAGGAGATCAGCGAATTAACAACAGCTTGCGTAATTGTTTCGTATCCATCGGCGGCGGTCGTGACCGTTGACGGCGGGATTGCAACCTTGGTCAGGTGCGCCTGGCTGCCGCTGTCGTACATCGAATACCTCGACATGACCAGCCCGGTCAGCATCTGCCCGATGTCAACGACTGCGAGGTTGTAGTTGTTGCCGTTTGCGACGGCGTAGGCGTTCGCTGCCGCAGCGACTGCAGCACGATTTGCCGTCCACGTTACGCCAGCATCGGTAGTCGGGTGCGTGAGCGTGAACACGAACGCGAGATTGTCAACGCTGCCGCCGGTTGCGACCCACCGCGCACGGAATCGGTCAATGATCCGCTGCGCCGCAGCCGGCCACGTCGTGGTCGTTTCGGTTCCGTTGATTCCGGAGTTCATGAACACAAGCACGCGACCAGTTCCGGCGGATCCCGGAGTGTTGCCAATCTGCCGCTCGCGCAGTTCCTTCAAGTATGCGTCAAGCATCTTGTCGCAATCCTCAACCTTCTCCGCGACTTGCGTGGTGGTCAAGCCTCCGAAGTAGTTGAGGCAGCTGACCGAGTAGCCCTTGAAGTTTGGGCGGATCACGCTCTGCCAGAGACACGCGAACGGACCATTTGCCTGATCTGCGTTCGTCGCGCTGTCCGCGCCGTCCCACGTGAAGCAGACGCGGTTTGGCTGGCTTCCGACTGCGGCAAGGGTAAACGAAGAGATGTCGAACCACTTTGTCTTATATCCGTATCCGCCGCCCGTCGAGGTAGTGGACGAGTCGCGCAGAAGTGCGCCCGTGGTTCCGAGGTAGAACGCATACGGCTTGAACGATCCAGCCGTGGGGAACGTTCCGTGGACGATGCGGTACTGGAGTGCGTGGCCTCCGGTTCCTGCTGTGCCGAATCCGAGTTCTGATCCAAACGCATTGAAGCCGCTCACCACTTGGTTGGACACGGCGATGTAGTTGTTGAAACTACTGGTAAAACGCTGTCCGACTTCGACCACGGCAGGATTCGACATCCATCCTTGCGGGAAGATGCTCTTGTTGGTCGTGTCGTTGACGGTGTAGTTTGTGAAATTGAAGCCGAGCCAATTTCGCAGACCGACGATCTCGGTGTCGGTTGACTGAATCATCTGCTTGAACGTCGTACCCGTGTTGCTTCCACCAGCGTTGGTGTTTGCATTCCAAGATTGAGCGACGCCGAGCGACCACAGGCCGTCGCCTCTGCTGTTTGCCGTAGTCAACTGGCTTGGATTCGTCGGCCCACCACCCATGAGCGGAGTGGCATACACAGGCACTCGCAGCCCGAACTGCATGACGCGATTCCACGCAACGGTGTAGCCGTTGTCTGCCGGGAATCCAGCGTTGCTGTCGCCGATCACGACGATGTCAAGTGAGTCGGTTCCGTTGATGGTGTCACGCAGAAAGCTTCCCGCAAAATTACTTCCGTAGAATGAAGAAGAAGGAATTGCAGGATCAACAGAATTGACACGCCGCGCAGTAAAGGTCAATCCAGAAACTGAGTTTGAAGTAGAAACAAATTGACTTCCGAAAGTAGTTGTCTTAACAACAGTTCCACCAGTAGTTGGAACAAGAAAATCTGAAGTGGCAATGGTTCCGCCGGCGGTGAGCTGAACGAGGTTGCCGTCCTGGAGGGTGACGGGCTGGCCGTCAAGCGTGATGTCCTTTGAGGTCACGCCGAACACGGTGTCGGTCGCTGCGGTGGCGACGGTGACGAAGCCGGGCGTGGTGGTCATCTTGACGCACGCGTATGCGGGGATGGTGCCAGACGCTCGGATGGTGGGTGTGCTCATGTCAGGCTCGGTATGCGTTGAAGACGTTGCCGGAAGTCTCGGACTCGATGGCGATGAACTGCCCGCCGGTCACGCTCTTGATGAGCGAGCCGGGCGTGGTGCCGGGGACGAGGAGGTCACCGGACGTGATGGTTCCCTCGGCGATCACTTGGTACGCGGGACCGTCCTGGAATACGACGGGCTGACCGGCCTGCACCGTGGTGGCGGAGACGCCGAGCACGACCTTGCCCTCGGTGGAGCGGGAGACCAAGGCGGGTGTCGTGGTGAGCGAGACGCACTGGTTGATCGAGATCTGCTCTGATGCAAGGAAGGTCTGCATGATCAGAGTCCTGCGCAGAGGGCGGCAAATTCGGGCTGCGTTCCGATTGCGTTGCGGGTGATGTGGATTTCAACCATCTCAGTGCCGATGGTGTCGATGAGGAAGAAGCCGCCCCCACCAACCAGGTCACCGTTGTAGATCTTTGCTTCGCCGCTGGTAGGGAAAAACCCACCACTAAGACTTGCTGCGCCAAACTCGAAGATCTCGCGCCATGATCCTGTCAGACCAGGCATCGTGAACGTACCGGAGGTCGTGCAGTTCAACGAGTTTGGGGTGAGCGTTGCAATCTTGCGGGCTTCCCAATGGCGGGTTGAGGATTCCTGAGACCAGCCGTAGATGTGAAAGACTGGAATTGCAGCAGTAAGAGGCGAAGCTCCGTTAGTGAGGATCTTGATTCGGAGGTAGTTCAGGCTGCTGCCGATGAACAGGGAGTTCGGGAACGCAGTCGCGTCCGGCTTGGTCGAGCGGATCAGGTGGCTGCTGGGAGCCGAGGCATTTGCCAGCGACGCAACAATCCGATTCCCGTCCGCGTTGCCCGTGGTCGTTGCGAAGTGAGCGTTGCTCGTGTTGGTGTAGATCTGGACCGATGACATGAGATCGTTCCTGGCTGATGAGCCACCTCAGTGCCCACTCCCCTGCGGCCCTACGCTGGCCGACCGTGCTCAGGGGCATGAGGATGAGCGGCAATCCGAACGCCCCGATGATATCCAATAAAGCGTCCGTCGCAACGCCCGGATGTGGAAGTCCAGCGCGTACTTCAAAGGCGCCAATGGCACCCTCAAAGAGCAGGCATGCGGTACGGCATTCGTCGCGCAGGCGTTTGCAGCAGTCGGTGAAACGGCGGTAGCCGTCGGTGGTTAGGCAATTACCGGCTATCTCCTCGAAGCTGCCCTTGCGCTCGATTGCGCTATGGCCCCCCACCAGCCGGTAGTCCCCTGTCTTGAGGGTCTGGGTTTGAGTGCGGACCGTCAATGTGCGAGACCGACCGGCGGTGGGTAGGCGACCCCTGTCCAAGACCACAAGGTGTGCCGGGAACGTGAGGGGTTTCTTCTCCCGGCTGTCAATGATGAGGTCGACGTGGGACACGCCCACATCCTAACAATCATCCTTCGCCGGAGTACAGGGCCCTTTGCGCAGCAAGGGCAAGTGCCGTGAGTTCTTCGTCCTTGTGGCGGATGGGCACCCGGTTCATCTCCGGCTCCAGCTTCATGCGGCTGAGCCACCACTCAGGGGTAGGCAGGAATCCCATGTCCTCCATCACATGCTGCTCCGCAATCAGGCGGGTGGGGATCCGCTTGCTGCAGCCAGTGAGTGGGATCGTTGAACCGAACTGCTGCTCACACCAGAAGATCCCGGCGGTGTGGTGGCGCAGGGCACGGTGGCGTGCGTCGCCGAAGAACGCCTTGGTCTCATCGAACCAGGCGTGGATCTCCATGTAGTCATGCGGCTCGCCGCCATGCTTCTTGGCGGAAGAGAGGGCGTGGTGGTAGGGGTGCATCAGTAGGGGCCCTCCTCTTCGATGGTGTCCATGACGTTGGTGGTGTGCTCGTGGCGACGGGTGCCATCGCTGGCGTGAACGAATGCGCCGGAGCCACCGTCGTTAATCTCCCAACCAGGATGCCGCCCGCACAGGATGCCACCGAGTTCGTTATAGACTTTGTGCATGTCGTGACGCTTCGCAATCTCCTGCAACTTGTTGCAGCGATCACGCATGAAGTCAGGAATGGGATTGCCACCAAACGTGTTGATTGATCCGGTGATCACGGAGTCCGCGTACCAGCCGGTGATTCGGTCATCAGGGAAGGTCACGGTCCAGTCATCGAACCAGCCATCGTCGCCGGATCCGTTGTACTCGAAGCGAACCGCGAGCGGACGGTCGGGGAAGGTGGCAAAGATGTCGGCGACGAATGCGTCTGCGAGTGGTGTGGGTAGGCGGGTCATCGGTCCTCCATTGCTTGTTGTTCGATGTCATCGTGGAGTGCAGCCTCGAACTGTTCGAGCGCACGCTCAATGTCTGGTGGCATGTTGTCACCGTAGTGCCACACGAATTCACGCTCGAGGTTGTCGAGGAGAACGGCGTGCACAGGCACACGTTCGATCCAATTGATGGTGACTTGACGTGCGCTCTTGCTGGCTGGTCGTTCAATGATGCGGTCGAACTTGCAGTCGAATGTGACGGTGAGTTCGATGCCGTACTTGTCGATCCAGGCGGTGTAGTCTTTGTTGATGCGTTCGGTCTCAATCATCGGTGAGCTCCAGGTCAAGGTCGATTTCGATCTCGTCGGCATGCGGGCTGAAGCGGACACGCCATGATTCCCAGCGGATGTCGAAGCCCTCGTTCGATCCGATGCGCTTGCACTCCTTCTGGTAGTCGGAGGCGTAACGGTTGAAGAGGATGATGGAAGCCAATGCCTCCCGGTTGGTGGGGTCCGCAAGGGCAGCTGCTTGCCATGCATCGTTGGTGATGACGGCGGACAGGAAACCACCGGGCTGGTAGCCGTACTTGTAGTATCGGTAGAGTGTGCTGAATGTGGTTGGTGGGACTTTCCAATCTGACATGGTTCACTCGTAGATAAGGGGTGCGTGGTGTCCTGAACGCTTGCAGAGGTTGTGCCAGTAGCCGTGCTTGCCAACGAATTCAACGGCTTCCTGCATGAGGTTGGCTGCCTGATGCTCTGTTCCAGCGGGGCAATCGAAGTACAGGGCGTCGTAGACCTGGAGGAACATGAGCGGATGCTGGTGGCTGGTGGGGTTCGTGATCGGTCCCATCGCACGGTGGATGAAGTTCTGGATGGCGAGCATCACGTTCCCGGCGGTGGCTTGGACGGGGAAGTTGCAGACTTCGGAGATCATCGACTTGCCGCCACGCCCCACCAGCTGACGGAGTTCACGGCGGGTGCGCCATGCACGTTGGTCGAGGTGGAAGTTGGTGAAGGTACGGGTGTGTCCGGTGTAGGGCAGTTCGATGTAGCCCTTGGACTCCGCGATCTGAGTGAGTGAGTACTGCCACTCCACAAGGCGTGGACGTTGGGCATGGCGGGACGCGACGATCTGCTCAAAGAAGGGCAGGGGATAGAGGGTGCCCGACATGTCGAGGACTGAGCGCTGTAGGCGGGCGGCTGATGCGCCGAAGAGGTCAGCAAAGTTGACGGTCTTGCCGATCTGACGGAGGGCCTTGAAGTCGGCGCGGTCCTTCGCGTCGGTGCCGAAGATGGCGAGGGTGCGTTGGGTGTGAAGGTCGAGGCCGTCGTTGAATGCGGCGAGCAGGGTGGGTTCGCCGGACAGGATGGCGGCGACGCGGAGTTCGATCTGGCTCAGGTCGAAGGCGACGATGCTGCCACCCTCGAAGCGTGACTCTTCGCAGTCCTTGATGACGGCGGGGAACGTCTGGGCTGCGGGGTTCTTGCAGGTGATGCGAGCCTGGATGGTGCCGCCTTCGGAGCCTGAGTCCTTGGGGATCGAGGGCACCGTGTACCAGGTTGGGTAGGCGATGCCGATGTCCCGGCGATCTGGCCGTCTGAGGAGGACAGATGAGCGGTCGGTGGGCTTGGTGCGACGGTGCCGGAGGAGGGGGTAGGTGTAGGAGGAAACTAGTTTCTGTGCGGTGGCGTGCTTGTCGGCGCACTCGAAGATGGTGCGAGCGGGGTGTGCGTCGGGGAGGTGGCTTGCGATGAGGCGGCGGTTCTCGCTGGACCACGACAGTTCGCGTGCCTTCTCCGTGTAGGTGAGGAGAGGGTGGGAGAGGAAGTCTGGGTTGGTGGGGAGGATGTCCTCGATGCAACGCTGCATGAATTCGCGCTGGCTTTGGACGCTGCCTTCGCCTTCGATGAGTACCCCACCAGCAGCGGCGCAGTTGGATGCTTCGTCGGCCTGTGTCAGCAGGTCTTGCTCGAGTGTTTCGAGGCGGGGCATGGAGAATGGGATGCCCGCTTCGGACATGCGGATGGTGGACCACAGGGTTTCGCTGAAATGCTTGACGCTGTAGGAGCTGAGTTTGTCGGTGTCTGGGTAGTCCTGCTGGATGCGGCGCGCGAGGTGGGCCACGGCGAGCATGGTGTTGTGCGTGTCCTGCGCGTTGTAGTCGTGCAGCTCTGGGCTGGTGGGGGATGGGAACCGGCGACCGTCCTTGAGCGTGGCGTCGTCACGGTAGGAGTGCGTGCCGAGGACGGGGCCCAGGGATTTGAGGCTGCGCTCGGGCCGGAGTTCGGAGTGCAGGAAGTTCACCACGCTGAGGTCGATGAGGGTGTGCCGACCGTTGAGGGCGAGAGCGAGGGCGGGCGTGAATGCACGGAGCCAGAGGATGTCGAACGGCAAGTTCATGCCGACGATGGTGTGCGCATGGCGGAGCCACGCCAGCAGGATCCCGTGACTGGTGGGGTCCGTGAGGTTCAGGGTGAAGGTGGGGCCGGGCACGAGGCTGGCCACGGCGTCGAGGTTCCACATGCCGGGCAGGCTGGTGGGGGGCTCGGCTGCTGCGACGGTGATGGCGCAAGTGAGGACAAGATCCTGGCGGGCAACGCCGTCCGTGGCGATGGCCCGTGCAGGATGAAAGACTGTTTGGGGTGGAAGGATTGTGCCCTTGCCGTTGGTGGCTGCTGCTCCGTACGTTTCAATGTCGAGGGAGATGACACGGGGACTAGTACTCACGGGCCTCTGACTCCTGGATTCGAGAGAGATACAGGGTGTTGCGTGCCTTCGCTTCCTTCAACTCTTGCCGCAACGTGATGATGATCTCGGTCTGCCGGTCACGCTCGGCACGAAGGCCTGCGATCTCGTGGATGGTCCGCATCAGCGAGGTGCGGTCGGCGAAGGCTGAGTCCTTCGCCTTGCTGCTGGCGTAGCGGGAGATGAGTTCGGAGAGGATGTCCGCCGCCCCGTCGCATCGTTCTCGTGCGTGCTCGAGCCATGCTCCTTCGGTGTCGCTCACTTGCCGTCCTCCTTGTAGCAGTCCCATCCCAAAGACTCTGCGACCTCTTGCTCTCTCGCCTCACGAACTGCAACTTCAACATCTTCCATGTCCTCGATGCCTTCGTCTCTTAGGCTGTCCGATGCGCATAGGCTGCAATACAACTCCCTCGCCTCGTCGCGCTCGGCGGTGAGGGTTGCAATCTGCTGGCGAAGGGAGATGATGGTGAACGCGAGGTCTTCGGTGTTCATGTTCCGTACTTCTCCTTTCGGATCTCGAGGAAGCCAGGGCCGTTGCCCTCTGGGTCCCGGAAGATGGTGACGATCATCTGCTGGTGCTTGTTGTCTGGCTTGCGGAGGACAAGAGCGTAGAGCGTTTCGTCGTACTCGCTTGCATCCTCGTACTTGATGGCGACGGGATGTGAGACGGTCCACCCCACCAGCTGACGGAGGTGTTCGTACTCGGGGTCGGTGTCAGTCATTGATGGTTCCGTTGCGGAAGGAAGTGTTGTTGGCGTTGGCTTCGTAGACTGCGTTGGGGTCGAGGAACTTACGGGCAAACTCCTCGATGTCGATGAGCTGCGGCTCGGGCGTGAAGCCCACGCGCTTGTCGGTGATGCGGTAGAAGAGGGAGCCGAGGTTCTCGTAGGTGGTGCGGAGTCCGCACACGCAGATGTTGACGGGGTGATCGCAGGGTCCAGTCTCTTCGATCTGAGAGCGGAGGTCGATCAGGGCTTGACGCATGGTGGCAAGGTCGGCGAGGCTGAAGTTCATGTGGTCCTCGGGAGGAAGGGTGCGTGGATGAGCGGAGCCGTGGGCCGTGCGAGTTCGCCGGTCAGGAAGTTGCGGAGCAGGGCGAGATGGTCGGCGACGGGGTGGATGAGGCCGGGCTCGCGCAGGACTGCGGCGGGGTGGTAGGTGGCGAACAGGTGAGTGCGGGTGAGGGTGGGAATGGACATGCCCTGCACGCGGAATGCGTCTTGCTGGGACAGTGCTTTCTTCTGGAACGTGCGGGACAGGTGAGTGACCGGATCTGCACCGGCGCACAGGATGGCGCGGGCTGGAGCGGGAGTATGGTGGTCGAGGATCGTGGCGATGTCAAGCAGGGTGTTGGCGAAACAGGTGCGGTAGTGCGCGGGCTTGGGCTTGCCACCAGGCGAGACGCAACGTGCGATGTTGCAGAGGTAGACGGTTGCGATGGACGAGATGGTGGAGCCGGTGAGATAGGGACCGGCGAGGAGCTGGCCGGATGGACCGATCCAGCACTCGCCTGCACGGTCTTCTTGGGTGCCGGGGTTCATGCCGATGACGATGACCACGGGATTGGTGGGGTCAGGCGGCAGGCTGGTGGGGAGATGGCGAGAGGGGATGCCGACGTTCTTGGCGCCGGAATGGAGATCGCAGCCCACGCAGGTGGGCTTGGCCGGGAGCAGTGTGAGTTGCATGTGTTACCTTTGCTGGGACCGGATGAGTTGGATGAGGCGACCGAGATGGTTCATGCCTTCGCCGGTTGGCGTCTGTGCCCAGAACCTGTCGTATCCACGGGGGTCGATCTCGACGATGGGCGTGTCGCCGGTGGAGAGCAGTGCGTCACGGAAGCGGGGCTGCTCGAACTTTTTGCGGAGTAGGTACTCCATGATTGTGAGTCGCCTCTCGTTGAAGCCTGGCTCCATGGTTACGCGTCGACCTGCGGACTTGGCGGGCAAGCCAGCCCACTGCGGGTCGCTGTTAAGCAGGGCAGCAAGGGCACGACGTTGTTCTAGATTGCTCGTCTTTGCTGCCTGGTACGCATGCTCAACCGTGCGGTACGGAATGCCATGCCTGTCCACGATGGGAGCGTCAAGCAGGTGCATGTTGGAAAGCAACCTGTTGAGCGCAGTGCGGGTGTCGATGCGGGCAGGCATGTGGTCCTTTCGGCGGGACGAGATGAGTGTACCCCACCAGCCAGAGCCTTATCGTGGTGACCTCTAGTAGCGTCGACTGTGCGCGGATATCACGGCAGGGAGTCGAGAGGCATGGGTGCTCAGAGGAGGTCGGATGGCTGGGGGATACGTCCCTACGCACGGACCGTCGTCCGCTACCAGGCAAGCCTGGAGCGCAGGGTGTTCACCGGATTCCGCTTGACACCGGTTACGAGTCGGTGGTGCGGACGGTCCAGTGGCTTGGTGGGGCAGGGTCCCGACGCACGCTGACCGGCGACGTGCCGGGGCATCTCGTCAGAGAATCGGGCCCTGCCCCGTGTAGTTAGAGAGCGTGGGCTGGGGTGGGCAGGTACGTGTCGCGGACGTTGGGTCCGGTGAGGGAGAAGACGGGACCGCGGATGTAGGCGGGGACGGCTTCGTTGTAGAAGGAGTTTGATGGGCAGCCTGCATGGTCTGGGTAGATGGCCTTGGCGCGGGGGTGCTCCTGGTCGAGCGGGTGCAGGCAGTCGATGAACTCAGCGCAGACGCTGGCGGGCGGGAGCATGCGGGTCGGCTCGTCCAGGATCTTGTAGTAGAGGCGGGCGTACAGATCGCTGTCGGAGAGATGGTTGGTGTGGAACAGGAACATTCCCGCCTTGGCGAGTGCTTCGATGATGGTCCACAGTTCGTCGTGGACGTCGAGGCTTGTGGTGAGTTCGTGCGGGGGAACGGGGATGATGCCGTACTCGAGGAGGCGGGCGCGGCTGGTGGAGTTGGGTGCCTCGGTCGTGTCGTAGACCATCGACCAGTACATGATGTCGTTGGTTTCGGCGGAGGAGGCGGCGAGCTCAGCGATGCGACGGGTGCGGGTCTCGAAGTGTTCGTCGCGGAGTTCGATGGCCTGCTGCTGGATGCGGCTGGTGGGGATGGGCGAGGAGTAGGGACGGGTGCGGGTGGCGATCACTTGGTGACTCCGTTCTCGGTGTTGGTGATGCGGGCGTGCAGCTTCTCGTTTTCTTCGGCGAGGGTTTCGATGTACTTGATGGCCTGGATGAGGCGCATGCGGGCATCGAGTCCGGCCTTGGCGAGATCAGTGATGGCCTGCTCGTTGAAACCGTACCAGTTGATGCAGTAAGAGGAGGAACGGTCGATGAACTCTTTGGCGTCCTTGATGGTCTGGGGCGTGGTCATGGGTGGTCTTTAGATGGTGGCGAGGTAGGAGGTGGCGGCTTGCATGCGGTCGACGGAGGACAGGGCGTTGAGTGAGCGCTTCTCGACTTCGGTCACGGCCTGGAGGACAAGGCCCTTGGTGAGACCGTTGGCGCGGGCGGGGAAGAGGGAGGCGGGACCGGCGGGGTTGGAGAGTTCGCGGCGCAGATGGGGGACGTTCTGCCAGAGGACAGCGCCGGAGTCGGCGAGGGCACAGGCAGTGGTGTCGATGAACTCGCGGGTGTCGGGTAGGGGCGTGGCGTCGAAGTCGTTGAGGGTCGTGATGAATCGGTTGGCGCTGGCGATGAAGTCGATCATTGCCTGGGCGATGGTGGATTCGTAGGAGTCGGCGAGACCGGGCGTGTTCTTGCGGTGGAACGAGATGGCGTCACCGCCTGAGATGGCGAGGTTGTCGCAGACGAAGGTGCGGAAGGAGAGGATGCCGGTCTGGGCGAATGACTTGTCCCACGAGCCGCGGAATCCGAAGCCGACGGTGCCGGAGGGTCGGGGTGTGATGCGGGGATGGGTGAATTCGATGAGTCCGAAGAACTTGTCGGCTCCGGTATGGCCGGGCTTGATGGCGAGAGTTTCGCTGGTGATGGTGCCACCGAGCATGGAGATGGAGTCACGGATGGCGGTGACGTAGGTGGCATGCGGGATGGGGTACCACGAGGGGGTGGGCTCGGGCGGGACGATCATGGCGAGATCGTCGAATGCGATTTCGGATGCGCCGCAGTGCAGATAGAGACGGTTGGTGGGGGCAGGCATGGTTTAGTCCTCGAGTTCGGGGTTGATGGTGTGTGCGGTCACGCCGAGTGCGTGGCAGGTGGTGCGGAGGGCGGATGCGTGTGCCTGCCAGGTACGGAAGGCTTCGGTGAATGAGGGGGTGGAGAGGATGAGCTGGGTCGAGCAGGTGTCTGGGTCGGGGAAGTCGGTAGCGATGACTTCGGGGAAGTGGTGAGCGGGCGTACCCCAGACTTGCATGGGTCGACCGAAGGGGTTGAATGCGACGAAGACGGAGAAGTTCGGCATGGTGGCGGTTGGGAAGGCGGGGGAAGAAACCCTGTGGGCGGGGACGCGCGAGCGGCCCGCCCACAGGGTGCTGAAAGGAGTCAGGTGTGTGCCCACGGAATGCGGCGGTCGAGTCCGCCGATGGAGGTCCAGGCGGAGTCGGGATCGCGTGCGAGTCGGTTGGTACGCGGGCAGCGGACGATGCCGAGTCGGCGGTAGAGGCGGGCCCGGAGTGCGCGGCGTCTGTCCGTGTTGAGGAGGGTGGAGACGGTGGTGGGGGCTGGTGGACGGGGCGGTGTGCGGATGACGTCTGGGCGGGCGGGGGTGTAGCGATGTGAGCCGCCTGCGGACATGGAGAGGTCGTGCTCGGTGGAGAGGACGCGGTTCCAGTGGCGGTAGACGTGATGCCAGACGGGTGGCAGGGATTCGAGGGAGCGTGTGACTTCCCACGCGGCGCGGAAGGAGAACTCGTCGCGGTAGATGGACTCGTGTTCGGTGGGCAGCGGGATGCCTTCGATGGCGTCGGAGGCTGGTGGGGAGAGGGTGGGCCGGTGGTCCTCGGTGAACGGGAGGTTGGGCAGGGCTGGTGGGGTGGACGAGTCGATCTCGGAGTGGCGGACGATCCAAGAGGAGAAGGGCAGGGGGACGAGAAGTGCGGAGACGGTGAGAGATGGCAGTTGGGACTTCACGGTGTTCCTTTCAGCGTGAGGCCGTCCCCCACCAGCATGCCGGAGCAGAGGCTGGTGGGGGAGAGCGGATGGGGCATTAGCGGCGGACAGCCTTGATCTTGCGGCGCGGAGCGGGCTGGCGCTCCATGTCGCAGTCATCGCCGGTGAACGAGGAGGCGGGGTCCTGCTCGTTGGAGGCGGGGAGGTACGAGGGCGTGACCTTGCTGCCGCGGACGTTGGCGTACTGACCGTCCTCGGTCCAGTCGATGTTGGGCGCGACGCGGGTGCCGGTGAACGTGGCGGCCATGGCGGCGAGTTCGAGGAACGAGTCGCGGATGCCCGTCTTGTTGCCGGTCTCGAGTGCGGCTGAGAGCGTCTTGCAGGCGGCGTAGGCCGTGTCCCGGTCGAGGCCGGAGATGGCGGCGAGGTCGCAGAAGACGTTGGCACCTGCCCACATGAAGCCGTTCGGGCCGGTGAAGGACACGAAGTCGGACAGGCGGAGCTGGGGGCGGTCCGGGAAGGAGTCGACCGCGATCTGGACCTGGAACCGGAGGCAGAACTTGCCGGACTTGTCGGCGGTCTGCGGCACGACGCCGGTGATGGTCGCGGAGTAGCGACCGGCCGGGTAGTCGTTGGGCGTGGCGCGGGCGAAACGGGACGTGTCGAGCGAGGCGAGCGAGTCGAACTTGATTTCCATAACGATCCTTAGGTAAGAGATGTGAAGAAGAAAAGAAACGAGTGCAACCCCCACGCAGGGGGCGCGAACGCGACCCCCCTGCGTGGGGAGGGAGAGAGAGGATTAGTGGGAGGAGCCACAGTGGACGCACCGGAAGTCAGCGTCGAGTTCGAGCTGGTGATTGCAGTTCGGGCACGGGCTGACGCCGGGATAGTCGCGGTCCCATTCCTGGTCGAGCTCGTTGAGGGCGGCCTGGAGTTCGGCGAGGATGGAGGCGTCGGGTTCCGGGAAGTTGGTGTTGGACATGGCTAGGACTCCTTGGGGACGGGATGTGAGCGATCGGGCAACGTGCCCGAAGAGAAATCCCCCACCGGCGGTGAGGCCGGTGGGGGATGGTGTTACTCGTGGATGATCACGATGCTGTAGCCGCCGCCTCGGTTGACTGCGAGAGCGTTATCGAAGGTGGTGGGGCACACATCGCTGCTGATCACGACCCACTCCGACTCGGGCGGGAGTTGGAATTCTCCGTTGCGGTGGAGACTCCATGCGGAGGGGTATGAGCAGTGCGTGGCCACCACTTGGCCGTCGGTAGTCTCGGTCCAGACAGCGAAGGAGGACGGGAACCACGGAGCAAGCGTGACGAACGAACGAGTAGCCTGAGCAGTCTGCATGACTGACTCCTTTCTGCCACTGAGTGGCAAAGCGCAGCTGGCGACGTTGGCCGCGCGGCTGCGGATGGGATGGGAAGCGCCGGGATGGGTGCGGTCGCACCCGGCGGTGACGAAGAAAGCCCCCGTAGCCGGTGAGGGCTACGGGGGCTGATCTGATCTCAGCAGACTAGGGCGACGATGAAATCGTCTTCCTCGTCGATATCCACGACCTCTGAGAACGGCTTTGCCACTACGTTTCTGACGAGGTGGCCGTCTCCGGTAACGAGGTCTAGGTCTTGTGGAAGTTTGCTGAGGACGTCGATCATTTCCTTGACTGTCATTTTGTGCCTTTCTGTTCGAGTTGCGTGACGGTGAAGGAAAGTCCCCGTAGCCGGTTAGGGCTACGGAGACTGAGTGCGACGAGGCTCAGAACGGCACTTCGTCGTGCGGCATCTCGACGGGCCGGATTGCGGGCGTGGCGGTTGCCTGCTCGCGCATGCGGCGGACGGCGAAGTGCTGCTCGACGACTCCGTTGGGCATCGTCGTCTCGTCGGTGGATGCGTTCAGGAAGTACGATTCCGACTTCCCGGTGCTGTTGTCGGTGATCCGCAGCAGGTCGCGCCGCTGGCCGGACTTGGTGGGGACGCCACGCGCGATCGAAATCACGAGGGCGTTCCGGTCACTGAAGGCGCGGACGGCGAGCGAAACGGCGGATGCGACATCGGAAACGGGAACGGATGCGGTCTTCATAACGTGCTCCTTTCGAGCGAGATAGGCGATTGGCACTCGGAGAAACGATCTCCAAGGGATGCCAACCCCCTGCAGCGCAAGGGGGTTGCAACCCACTACCACGCGGGACACACGAGCGTCACACAACCGGGCTCGGAAACGAACGTCGCGAAACGTGACGAGCCCCGGCGCGCACGACCGTCACACAAGCGCGACCCCAACGTCCGGATGCGCAGCGGGTCCGGTAACGGCGTCTGGGGTGTAGGTGTCCGCCGACGGGGGGGGGTGCGGCCCCTCGCCGGGGTCTAGCCGGAAGGGGAAAGCCCCTCTCCCTCTCAAAATTCCCTACCAAATCCCTAACCAGTACCTCCAATACCAACCCTCTTCTCTTTCGTAGAGAGAGTTATATATAAAGGATAGGAAACGGTATGTCTGTCCGGTACACCCGGTCTGCCCAATAACACAACCCCCCACCGACCTTTCGGCCTGGTGGGGGGCGGAGAGGAGTTCAGTCCATTTCGCCCAAGAAGTGCAGCCGGAGGTAGTGAAGGGCGGCTTTGCGGGTCTCCGACTCCCCTTCGCTCGCCTTCCTGCCCTCCTGCCGGACCACTCCCCGATCCGTTCCTACCCACCGCGGACCAGTGACCCCCTCGATCCAGTCCAGATACCGCAACGCAGCACAGGCCCTGGGCGTCACATCGCCCATCATCACCCCCACCACCTGTTCCTCAACATGCTCCTCGCGGTCGGCTGGGTTCATCGGGCCTCCTAGTGCTCGTCATCGTACTCCTTCCGCAGACTAAGCCCAGCAATTCCCCTCTCATGGCCCTGACTTTCCGGCAACCGCACCTGCCTCAGATCCCAGCTGCTGCCCTGCACCACCTTCATCGGCAGCATGTTGCTGGCTACGTGCATCCGGATCTTGTTGGCCTTCACCCACGCGTCCCACTGCGCCCTGACCATCCCGTTCGCCACAAACCCATCCCTCCTCCTCACAAACCGAGCCTCAAGGAACGCATCGAACGGATTGTTCTGGAGGTGATACATGTGCACCGCCCGCTCCGCAGCCTTCGGCACCGGCCACCGCTCAGCCGCCCGACTGTTCTCCAGCCGATGCGCACCCGCTACCGCCCACGCCGCAATCCCTGCCAACTCCTTCTCCAGATCCCCCTCGAGATCCAGATCCTCCTTGCCCTCAAAGCTGACCTCAAACGGCAAGACCAGCATCTTCCCGCTCAACCCCCTGCCCTTATTCGGCAACACCGGAATCTCGTTGCTCTGCATGATCACCGCCGCATTCACCACCACGTTCCGCTGCTGCCGCATGTACTTCGCGTCCACCGTCATCGGGTCCCTGCCGACAATGTTCTTCACCACCCGACACACCCGTTCACCGCTCTTCCCGTCCAACTCACTCACCTCATTGATACTCAACACCTTCGTTCGCTCCAACCCGTCCATCCCAAAGCCACCCGCCAAGTCCTCCAGGCTCGCGCCCATAAACGCATCCCTCCCCACCAACCGCCGGATCACCCCGCTAATCGTTCCTTTCCCACCCCGGATCTTCCCGTACATCAACATCCACCTCGCGTACTTCCGGCTGCCCATCAAGCAGTACCCCATCCACCGCGCCAACAACTCAGCCCACACCTCGTCCCCATCGCCCCACTCAGACACCGCCTGCAACCACCTCCCAGCCTCCGCATCAGGCCGATAGTCCACGGGCAAGATCGCGGTATCAAACCACCGCGCAGGCCTCGCCATCACCTCCAACGTCCGCACGTTCACCAGCTTGTCCCGAAACGCAACCGTTTCACCCGCCGGGAAACTCGGTTCCGGGTTCTCAAGCCACAACGGCACTTCCTCCGCGTCAATCCGCACCAGCGCCTCAAGCGCCCGTACCACCCCATCAACCTTCTGCTTGTCCGGGCTATACCGCACAATCACCGGGCCGTTCTGGGTCTGCCGCTCATACAACGCGTCCTCCAGCGCAAGCCATACCCGGTCGCGGATGCGCTCCTCATCGAGCACATGCCACGTCCCGACCTCCCAGGCCCACCAGTCATTCTTCCATCTCCACAGTCCCCGCATCCCACCGGGCGCGGTAAACTGCCTCTGCAAGATCCTCCTCGCAACCTTCACGGGTTCGAGGGACTGCAGCGGGTTCTGCATCCATTCAGTCATGTTGTCTCCTCTCTGAGATCACCATTATGGCGTCCTACACGAATCCGTCAAGCACCTACCTGACTTCCGCCACAAACTTTCAGGGCGTGCCCATCTCCCAACTCCTCGCAGCACTCGGCGCACCCGAGCCGTCCTCCACCTTCGCCGCTCCACCCGTCACCCAGCACGGTTTCGGTCTCCGCGGCATCCGTGGCTCGAAGCCCGACCCCCGCAATCGCCCGCGTCCCCGCGCGACTACACAGACCACTGCACAGACCACACAGACCGCGCCTGCCCCCGCCCCCACCACCGCAACCAGTTCCCTTGTCGATCCGGTCTCGACCCGTGGCCTTAAGGGCGCCGCACTCCAGAACGCCTACGCCCAGAACCGCGCAGCCATGCGCGCGCGTCGCCAGCAGGAAGCCCAGGACCTCGAAGCCACCAAGGCTGCCAACCGCGCACGGCTAAAGCAGGAAGCCATCGACCGGCCAAAGAAAGAAGCAGAGAAGGCCCTTGCAAAGTCGGATGCGGCACTAGCCCGAAACCTTCGGGAACCAGACCGTGGCTACGACAAGGCAGAAGCCGCGCGCCTTGCGCCGCGTACACCTTCATCGACCTACACCGCCCCAGCCGCAACCCCCGTCTCTAGCCGATACCAGGAAGTCGAAGGCATGCTCGGCGACATGGAGGCCCGACAGGCCGCTCAGGACCTCGAAGCTCTCTACAACAGAGCTGCAATCTATTCCAAGTACGGAACTGATGAAGAGAGGCTTGCTGAACGCAATCGCCTTGAGGCAGATCAGGAAGTCCTCGACCGCAACGCAGCCCGCGCGCAGATGGCTGTTGACGAAATCCACGCACGGCAAAACGCGCGCCGCATTGCAGAAGCACACACACCCGAAAAGCTTCCCGAGATCAACGACCCTTCGCGTGTCCTAGATGCTTTAGGTCAAGCTTTCTCGCCCTCAAACTACTTTGGGGCTTATCCGTTGTACCGAACCTTTGCTGATCCGATCAGCGAGCTGTATCGCAAGGCATTCCCGCGCGGACCAATCTTCGTCCGGTGAGTACGGGAGAGAAACACGTCATCAGCTTTGGGCGCGGTGTGCGCCTGATGAGCGAGGCGTACTACATCGAGGAGTTGCGCGGCTTTGGCATTGACAAGCCACGCGCATTCCGTGCGCTGTGCCGTTCCATCTGCTGCCCAATCATCGTCCTGGGCCGGGTTGCGTTCGTGGACCCCGCCGTGTTCCAGGTCTGCATCAAGCACTTGTCGGTGCCGGGCAGTTTGGACTTCAACGGCCCGAACTCCAACATGAAGCCTGACCGCAAGCGCAGGCCCTACATCCGCACCAAGGTCCCTGCCCGCGAAGTCCGCCGCAACTGGAGGCTCGTGGTCCGCGCCATCATCGACTCCCGGCGGATGGTGGGGCTTCACTCCCCACCAGCAGAACGTGCAGCAATCAAGAGTGCGGCCGCGGAGTTGACCCGGTTTGTGCTTACAATGATCCCATCCGGCGAACAGGAGCAGCAGGATGGCCAAGCAGTACAACCTCAAGCCTAAGGAGCTTCAGAGCGTTTGGCGAATGATGATTCGTTCGCAGGACTTCTCATTCTCCCCTGACCGAATCAACAACCTTATTGAGACGCTGGTGGGGCTCGGTGAGATCCGCAAGGAAGTTGCGGCTGAGGCGCGGGCAATTGCTGCATACGGCGGCGAGATCATGTCGGGCCGCGGGCTGACTGAACGGACCGCTGATGTTCCGGAGGGTAAGTCGTTTGAAGAGTTGGATATGCGCAATTACACCTCAGGTGTTGACCGTGAGGGATTGCGCGCTCGCGAGCGATTTGCGGAACCCGTCCGAAGACGCTTGCGGTTTGCATCTGACGTTGACCCTGGCATTCTCCAGATCCTTCAGAAGTCCTTCAAGACCAACGAGGGAAAGCGGTTGTTCCGCCTTGTCCGCAACAAGGCAGTAGAAGAAGGGACCATTCCGCCCACCAAAGTCACACGCGGATCCATTAGCGCAGAAGTGCGTGCGATGGCCCGCAAGGGCGGTGAGTACCAGGAACCCAAGATCCCTGGCAAGGTTGTCCGCCGTGCGCGCGCCCAGAACGCAGCAGAGGCAAGAAGGCTTGGCTGGTCTGGTCCACGAAAGGGATACCTAAATAGGACCGTTGAGTACGAGCGCGGTGGAGCAACTTACGGGGAAGAACTGTCGGAGATGGAACCTGGCGGCCGCGGGCTCCCCATTGTCGGTGAAGCCCTTGGGGTATTTGGTAGCCAGAGTCCGGAAGAGCGGTTGCGTGGGAGCCAGGCTAAGGCGATTGCGCGGCTGGCTCGTCTTGCAAAGCCTGTTCCACTTGAGGGCGGTCGTGCTGCCGAACTCCAGAAGGACACCAGCGCAGAAGAAGCAAGGTCGGAACTGCTGGCGAAGAACACCCAGCGAATCCTTCGGTTTGTTGAACGTGCATTGCTCAACAAGATAAATTCTGGCAAGCTGAGTCCGAAACAAGAACGCAACGTCAAGCGTAAGCTTGAGAAACTCCGCGAAGGGCTCAATCAAGCGGACAAGAGAAGCCTCATCGGTGAGAGCATTGACGTTGTTTCGAAGAAGGCGACCGGTCTCATGGGCCGGATCCTCAAGGCACCGAAGGCTGTCCGCGAACGACTTCGATCACTTGCGCTCCGCAACTCGCCGGAATTCAAGAGGGAACTCCAGAAGCTTGTTGCGGCCTACAAGGCTGAAGTCAAACTTCGTGAACGCGAGCGAGCCAAGGCAGAGAAGTCACGGCAACGCCCGCAGCGTGGATTCCGTCAGGTCAACGAGCGCGAGGTGTTGCGTGGACGCGTGGCCAAGTTTGAGCCCGATGTCCCACCAACCCCTGAAGAAGCCCGGCGTGCAGCGGAACGCGAGGCTCTGAGCCGCAATGCCAATGAACTTGGTAGGCGTGTTGGTGTCCGTAACCTCGAGGCGCAGGGTCGTGTTCGTCGGCTTCCAGGAGGACGCCCGGTCTTGCTTGCTGATATGTCCCCTCGGATTCTTGAGCAGCCCATCAAACCTCCGCCCGCAAGACAGACATTAAGTTTGTCGGAGGCTGGTGTTGCGGTTCCTCGAAGGACCGGAGGAGGCGAGTTTACTCTTGGGGTCGAGGACGATATTGAAGATTTGCGGGCCCGGGCTAAGTGGGAGAAAGAGAATGCCGAATACGAGAGAAGGTTCAACGCTTTACTTGAGCGGCTTGAGCGCGGAGCGGCGGCTCGTGGCGACGAGGTTGGTCGGTACCGCAGAGAACAAGAGGCGAAGGCGGCAGCAGAGGCAGCTGCAATAGAAGCGCGCAACGCTGAAATTGCAGCTCGTGCCATGAAGCCTGGCGCACGGCGCAGGACGTTGTGGAAGAGCGCAAACCCCGTGGAGGTGCTGAGATGGCTGAGTCGAAGACCCCGATAAGGGCACTGCCGGGGGAGGAAGTGATCCGCTCGTACTTCGGGCTTGAGGGCGTCGCGTTGGCGATGCGGGAGAGCAATTGGGAAGTGCGGGAAGAGGTGGAACGGCTGGTGGGGTTCAGCCGGGATCCGGATCCGAAGGTGGCGATGGCGGCAATGAAGCAATTGCGGGGTGTGGTGAGGGAGACGGCGGAGATCAACGGTATCATCACGAGCCAGAACGCCGAGATCACGCACTCTGACGGGAACCAGACCGTAAGGATTAGTGCGTCGGCGAAGCTGGTCCAGTCCCTGAAAGAGACCACTCACCATGTCCAAGTCCCAGACAGTCTCCCCTTCGCAGCCCAGTTCCTCCCCGCCCGTGATTCCGGATCATCTTCTCAGGGTGTACGAGACGCTGGCGCGTCTGACCCCAAGTGATTGCTACCGGCTGGGTGCAGCGATCTTCCAGGACATCGGCATTCCGGAGCCCAGCCTATTTCGGGGCGTTGAGCCGCCGGAGATGGGCGTGATGTTCCGTGACGGCATCAAGGCGAACCCGGAGTGGTTCATGGTGTGCGAGGACCTAGGCCGCTTCGTGACGGACCCGCAGGTGATGGCCATTGCCCTGCTGCGCATCTCCGCCATTCGGATGGTGGGGAAGCGTTGAGCGCGGTCCGCATCGAACGCAACCGCAACGACCTCTACCCGCTGCCTGCGGACTACCTCGAACTGACGCCGGAAGGCCAGCGATTGGCCCGCGTCAACGCATGTCGGCAATGGCTGGTGGGGGGCGAGCCGAACGAGCGGGCGCATGCGCTTGCTGCGTGCATCAACTTCTTTGATCGGTACTACCTGTATCCCGATTGGGAAGAAGAGTTCAATCCCTACTTCTACGATGACGATCCGATTGAATCACCGCTGGGGCATTTCGCCATTTACCGGCTGTGGGCGCTCGCATCACGCAGCGTCGCAATTGCTCCGCGTGGCTTTGCCAAGAGCAATTGTTTCCGGAAGTCGGCACTCCTGCAAATGGTTAGCCGCCCGGC